CTAGAAAAACTAAAAAAACTAAAAAAAAGAAAAATAGAAGAAAACGCAAAAATAAAAAAACTTATAATAAAAATAGAAAAAAGATATAAAAATATTTAATATAATATTTATAAGCTATGAATTATTATAAATATTATATTTCCGGTCTTCTATTATTTGCTTCTAATGTAAATGCATCTTTCTTCAATCCAACTATTAAAACATCAAACAATAAAAAATTAACCATTATTGGACAAGGCCCCCCATTTCTTTTTTCTACTGGACTTTTTGGTATAATGCCTTCAATGTTTTATGGTGATTTTATTAATTTAATTAAAAAAAATATTAGTGTTGTTACTATTGATGGTTTTAATCCTATTACTGAAGATACAATAGATGAAGTTTGTGAAGCATTGCGTGTAGATAAAATTGGTTATTTGGGGCATTCATCATTTTTCCCCGAAGTATTAAATAATAAAAATATTGAAAATGCTATTCTTATTGATCCAATAAATTTACCATGGATTAATTTTGAAGGATTAAGTAATTCAATTATTAACGTTAAATATCCAATGCTTGTTATAAGGGCTGGAAAATTATATAATGGTTCTAAAACATTACCACAATGGCAAGACCCTGATTTCAGATGTGCAATAGAAGATATTACTTATGAAGATGTTGGTCATCCGGATATTTTGGATAATACTTGGGCGAATATTGCAAAAAATATTGGACTATGGGAAATGGCGGAAACAGAAAAAATGGATTTTAAAAATTGGAAATTTAAGGTAAATACTGAAATACCAAAAAAAAGAAAAAATTATAGAAAATTTCTTGCTTTAAAAATAGGAGAATTTTTAGATTAAATTTACTCACAATAAACGCGTCGTTCAGAATTATTCCCCAAAGCACTGCCGATAACTAATCCACTTACAAACCCATTATTATTATCAAGAAAACAAGGACACATTAAACCAATAACTAAACACATGATTATAAGTAAAATTAAACCCGCAATTAATTCTGAAAATTCTTCACCAGTTGATTTATCATATTTTCTTGTTGGAACAATATTTAGTTCTAATTTTGCTTCCTTATCAAGATGATCACATACAAAACTATAATAAAATTTAGCCATAGTATGTTTATTATTACTAAATTCTTCATACATTGCTTCGGGCTTAATAACAATAGTATTTTTGAACAAACCATTTTCTTTTGTAATTACAAATTCTTTTGCTAATGCATAATGATGACAATAATTTTTATTTTTACCAAAATCTAAGCAAGTTACATCTTTACGTTTAATACGAATTATATCAAAATCACAAGTATTAGAAATTTTATTTTGACGAATATCTGCTGGGCGTTCAGCATAAACAAGATTAATAATTAGAAGAAAGAACATTTGAATCTTATTCATTATTATTATATTTTTTGTATTTAATAATATAATAATTTAAAAAATTATTTATTATCAATTTTATTTTGAAGTAATTTATTATATTATATTATACTATAATAAATGCGTAAATTATTTAAAATAAGAATTCCTAAAAAAAGAATTAAAATTTCAACCAGAAAAAAACAGATTGAACAAGATGAAATGCTTGCAAGAAAAATACAAGAAATGGCAGATGAGAGTGCTGCCAGAAGTATATATAAAAAATTAAATAACAATTCAACTAGAAAAAAAAAACAAATTGAAGATGATGAAAAGTTTGCAAGAAAAATGCAAGAAATAGCAGATAAGAGTGCGGCAAGAAGTATATATAAAAAATTAAATAACAATTCAAGTAAAAAGGAATTTATAGCAAATAGATTAAATAATTATGATAAAAGAGTTCCAAAATCGTTAATTAAAGATATGTTTAGTAAAGAGAGAAATGTAGAAAAGCTTATAAAAGATTTAAAAGTTATGGGATTTTTAAAACCAGAAGCAGCAGCTGCGGCAACACCCAGAACATCAAATTTAATAAATCATTTAAATAGAGGACTTGGTAAAAGTAGAAAAAAATTAAAAAAAAAATAGAAATAAATATACAGTATTGTTTAACTTTGTTGGTTCTATAAAAAATTGATATTAAGTTTTTATTTAATATTTATAGTATAGAAGCAAAAGAGCAAACGAGAGAGCAAGAAAGCAAAAGAGCAAAAGAGCAAAAGCAAAGAACAAAAAAACTATGGATTTGAGAATTTACTATTTGGTTGTTATTGATGCTGACATTACCAGTCATTACAAAAATTTTAAGAAAGTTATGTTGCATATTTTTGCAAAACAATATGACGATATTACTTTGAAACTACGCCAAGAAACTCTTCCATTAGATATTTATAAGAAAAAAAGGTTTTGGAGTCTTATTTCAGTTGCCATTGCAAATGATCATGATTATAAGATTGAACAACCATTTGGTTTAAATGGAACAAAATATATTCATATTTCTTATGATAAATATAAAATAAAATTCAGAAGCAATCATGTATATTAGTCATAAATATACATTATTGTTTAGCTTTGATTATTCAATAAAAAATTGATAATAATTTTTTATTTTTTTTGATTATATGTTATAGAATCAAAGAAAAAACAAAGAAAAAACAAAAAACAAAGAGAAAGTTATAATGCCAATTGTTCCTAGCCTAAATATTAACGAAGCAAAAGTATTTGAAAATAGCGGGTTAATAATGCAACAAGAATTTGTTTTGCAAACTCTTGAAAAAGAATTTGATGAAATAATGGGATTACTTGAATTATTTGGTTCAAAAGAAACATCTTGCAAACTTAAAAAACTAAATGATAAATATGATAAATATGCGTCTATTTTTGAACCAAAAATAAAAGAAGCAAAGCGTGTATTAAAAAATACTGTAAAACGTGTTGAATATAATGTGGAAAGGTGTTAAATAAATTTATAATTATAGGTTTATTAAGTTATTTTTATAAAAAGGAGTTTTTGAGTGGCTTTCGTGCATTTCTATTTTTTTTGTTTCTTGACCAGATGTTAATTTTTTAAGATTAGAATTATTAATAAAATGTGAATTGGTTAGTGGTTTGCTCGCTAAATTATATTTTACATTATTAAGTTTTTTTACAACAACTTCAAACACTTTTTTATTGTTAAAATTAACCATAATATTTTAAATCGGCTAATATAATTAATTATATATATTTAAATTAATTATATATATTTAAATTAATTATATATATTTAAATTAATTATATAATTTATAACTAATTTAAATAAATTGATAAATAATATTGTTTAATAAATATAAATAATTATTAATAATATTATTAACCAACACTTTTATGAGTTATAGTTTAGTAATTGTAGAGTCGCCTGCTAAATGTCAAAAAATAGAAAAATTCTTAGGTCCAGGTTATAAAGTTATGGGTTCATATGGTCATATTACTCATTTATCTAATTTAAAACAAATTGAATTTGATAATAATTATAAACCCAATTTTGAAATTCTTGAATCAAAACAACCACAAATTAATAAACTAAAAAAGGCAGTGCAAGGTGCTAAAGAAGTAATTATTGCAACAGACGATGATCGCGAAGGCGAAGCCATTGCTTGGCATATTGCCCAAGTTTTTAAACTTGATGTTCAAACTACAAAACGTATTATTTTTCATGAAATTACTGAACGTGCTATTAAAAATGCGATGTCTAATCCTACAACTATTAATATGAATATGGTTTATGCTCAACAAGGACGTCAAATCCTTGATTTAATAGTTGGTTTTAAAATCACACCGTTATTATGGAAACATATTGTAGCAAATACTAAAAATTCTCTTAGTGCCGGACGATGTCAAAGTCCTGCGTTACGTTTGGTATATGATAATTATAAAGAAATTCAAGAATCTCCTGGAAAACTAAGTTTTAATACTAATGGACTTTTCACGAGCAAAAATATTGCATTTGCATTAAATTCAAATCATCTGTCTCATGAAGAAATTAAAGAATTTTTAGAATTGTCAAAGACATTTGAACACGAGTTTTCAAGAGCAAAAGAAAAAGAATTAATTAAAAATTCGCCACAACCATTTACCACATCTGGGTTACAACAATCATCAAATAATAATTTACATATTTCACCAAAAGAAACAATGAGTCTTGCACAAAAATTATATGAAGGCGGTTATATTACTTATATGAGAACAGATAGCAAAGTTTATAGTCAAGATTTTGTAGATGAAACTAAAGATTATATAACTAATAAATATGACGCTAATTATATAAATAATTCGTTTGCAAAACTAATTCAATCCAAAGATAAACCACAAGATATTAGTAGTAATGAATCTGAAGTTGAAAAAAAAACGAAATCTAAATCCAAATCTAAAAAAGAAGACAAAGAAAAGAAAACATCCGAAAATCCAGCAGCACAAGAAGCACATGAAGCAATTAGACCAACACATATTAATGTAGAGTCTTTACCTGACGATGAAGATATTTATACTGCAAAACATAGAAAATTATATAAACTTATTTGGACAAATACTTTGGAAAGTTTAATGGCAAATGCTGTTTATAATAGTTTAATGTTAAATATTAGTGCCCCTCAGAATTTAATTTATAAATATAGTGCGGAAGAAAATGTATTTCCTGGGTGGAAGATAGTAAATGGATTAGATGAAGAAAAATATTATCAATTTTTGAAAACGTTGAAAGAAGGTCCTATTAATTATAAAAAAATTATTAGTAAGCAAACATTAAAAGATTTAAAAACACATTATAATGAAGCTAAACTTGTACAATTATTAGAACAACGCGGTATTGGAAGACCATCTACATTTTCATCGCTTATTGATAAGATTCAGGAACGTAATTATGTAAATCGTGAAAATGTTGAAGGAAAGAAATTAACAATTATTGATTATTTATTGGAACAAGGAAAAGATGATATTATTTTGGAAAAGGGTGAAAAAACATTTGGTAATGAAAAGAATAAATTAGTTATTACACAAGTTGGTATATTTGTAATAGAATTTTTAATTAAAAATTTTGATTCATTATTTGATTATGATTATACAAAAGTAATGGAAGATGAGTTAGATGTAATTGCGAAAGGTAATAAAAAATATTATGATTTATGCAAAGAATGTAATACTTTTATTGAAGATTTAATTAAAAATAATAGCTTGAGTTTAACAAATGAGAATGGTGACAATGGTAGTAATGAAAAAGTAAATATTAAAATAGATGAAAAACATAATTATTTAATTGGTAGAAATGGACCAACAATTAAATATAAAAAAGAAGATGGATCAACTGGATTTTATGGTGTTAAAAAAGATATTGATGTTGAAAAATTGAAAGCGGGAGAATATAAATTGGAAGAAATTATTATTAGTGCAGAAGATAATAATAAAATTTTGGGGGAATATAAAGGTAATAATTTATATTTAAAATATGGGAAATTTGGTTATTATTTGGAATGTGGTGAATTACGAAAATCATTAACTTATACAAAAATAAATGTGCCTATTAAAAATATAGGATATGATGATGCAGTAAATATTTTGGAAAATAGTGAAGCAAACGCTAATTCATTGGTTCGTAGAATAGATGAAACTTTGTCTATTCGTAAGGGAAAATTTGGTGATTATATATTTTATAAAACAGAAAAAATGAAAAAACCACAATTTTTGAAACTTAATGGATTTAATGATGATTATAAAAATTGTGGTTTAGCAAACATTCGTTCTTGGATTAAGGAAAAATATGAAGTTTAATCGCAAGTATAATAATAACTATTATAATTTTCATTAGGTACAATATCTTTTTTTTTATATTTTGATGGTTTATAAGTATTAAAACATTTATTAATATTTTCATTACATTGATCGTAATTATCGATAATTTTCCAACTAGAATCTTCATGTAAATCACGCATTAATGCATTATTTTTTCTTTGAAGTTCTGCAAAACAATCATTAATTTGTGTCCAAGTATTACATTCTTTAAAACCGCAATTTTTTGCATAATTTCTAATAATTTCTATTTCTTTTTCTTCTTTTTTTGACATTATAATACAAAATATATTATTTTTATTACCAAAATAATATATTTTGTCATTCAATTTTTTTATTATTTTCATTATTTTCATTATTTTCATTATTTTCATTATTTTCATTATTTTCATTATTTTCATTATTTTCATTATTTTCATTATTTTCATTATTTTCATTATTACTAAAATGATAATAATTATAACCAAA